CGCCGCTTCACTGCTGGAGTTCATTGAGGCAGCGAAGCGGCGCTTGCTTGATGAGACCGAGACAGAGCGCGTCGAGTCCCACGTGGAGTTGGTGTGGGTAGACCAGGTGAGGCCCAGCTACACGCACATCACTCTCTACGCCTTTGGCTCAGGTGAAGACGAGTGGATTGACGGCTGCATCGAGATCGAGCAGCAGCTGAACGACGCAAAGCCAGAATCGCTGTTTGATTGTGTGCCAGGCCCATATCTATCGCTTAGATGTTGCCCTGTCTAGGATCGGTCTTGTGGACAAGAGCATCTGTGAGCAGGTCGTTGAGCGTGACCAAGGGGCCTGCCAGGATTGTGGGCGGGTAGCACACGACCCTCATCACGTAATTCCAAGGTCTTGGTTTGGCAAGAAGAACAAGCACCTGTGTGAGCGCAAGGAGAACATCATCTGTCTCTGTCGTGAGCATCACTCGCAGGCCCACACGAAGGCCGCAAGGGTCAGACACCTGACGCTGCTACGGGAGAGGTACAACTATCCCTACTCAGAGCAACCATGGACAGGAGTGCTGGGTGAAGCGTATGGCGCTGAAGGATAGACAAAGCCAGGTTCGCTGGTTGGATTTCTCTGAGAGAGGAACCCCGGAGGAGAGGACCGCGCACAGCATCGCGGTCTATGAATCTTTGGGTAATGCCCGTAAGCGAGCTAACGCAGGGGTGCTGGGTGAGGCGTAGCCTTTGGCGATTGTGGCTGAGGATGCTGCGGCCAGCGCGACGCATTGCACCCAACTGGTGGCGCAAGAAGATGCGTGCCTATTTGCGCTGGTCTGTAAAGCAGGGTTGGGGCGGCTACATGTGTCAGATACAGGTTTGGGCTGATGCGTATGACCAAGAGCCGCCGCCGATGAGTCCAGAAGCGTATGGAGTTCTCCTGGACGAAATAGCTGGCTAGGGGTGCTAGGTGAAGACTAAGCAGATGTGCCATCACCCCCAATGGGAAGCGACGGCCGAGAATCCGTCGAGGCCAGAACCAGCAGAGGTGCTGTATAGCTGTGAGTGTGGGGAGAACTATATCTGCCCAGTCTGTGGCTGGGGGGCGAGTAGCTATCCCTGCTCGTGCATGAGGACGTGGCACAGGGGTGTTTTTGGAGAAGCCCAGGGAGGCGGGGCAATTGGATAAGAGCGAGGCAATGGTCGTCTTCTCTGCATCTGTGCCACCGCTTCAGGGATGGATACGCATATCAGGTGATGGGGGGGCGCGGATTCAACTGGACGTGCCGGATACAGACCTGGCCGATGTGCTCAAGCTGATACTCTGGCGAGACAAGGAACTCAGGGTGACGGTGAGGCCAGTACGGGAGTGAGTGGAGGGTTTTGGAAGGAAATGGAGGCCTTGGCAGGATTGTCAGATATGGAGCTGGGCTATGTCAAGGCTCGCGCGGAAGTTTCCAATGATACTGAAGCGCGGCGTCGTTGCGGACTTCCTACTAGCACCTTCTATACTTGGCCCGAAGAGCGTAGGCAACAGTTACTTGAGATAGCCCAAGGGTACAAGCGCGACGCTGTGGCCCGCGCGTTGCAGATTCTCGAAGATAGTCTAACAGAGGCTGCAGAGCTCAAAGCCAAGGGTCTCAAAAGCCGCAAAGAGCATATAGCACAAGCTGCGGCGGACTCGATCCTTGACAGGGTATTGGGTAGGGCAAAACAGCCCGTGGAGCACGGTGGCGAACTGAATGTGAATGTGACGTATGGCAACGATAGACCTGACGCTCAAGAATAGGAAGATATGTCATCATAGAAACCGTTAGTGCTATCTATGAGATCCGAAATCGAATAAATGATAAGTGCTATATCGGTAGTGCTATATGTCTCAATAGGCGATGGCGGCGACATATATGCGACCTGCGCCTTGAACAGCACAAGAACCGACACCTTCAGAGGGCATTCAAGAAATATGGAGAGTCAGCATTTGTGTTTTCTGTTCTGGAAATTGTTGAGGATTCTTCCCAGCTTATTGAGCGCGAGCAACATTATATCAAGAGACTTGCTCCCCAATATAACATCGCGCCAGTTGCGGGGAGTACCCTGGGACGTCCCTGTTTGCCAGAGACCCGTGCGAAGATGAGCATAGCACAGACAGGAAGGCATCACAGCGCGGAGATGCGCACAGAGATGAGTGTGGCACGCATGGGCAAACGTAATCCCATGTATGGAATGAATGGCGAAAGTAATCCTATGTATGGTAAATATCACACTCAGGAAGCGCGTAAGAAGATGAGTGAGGCGCGTAAGGGTAACTATCTCAGTGAAGAGACGTGCAAGAAGATAAGCAAAGCTCTGAGTGGGGAACGGCACCCTTTCTATGGTAAACACCACAATGAGGAGGCACGCAGAAAAAACAGCGAAGCCCACAAAGGCAAATCTCCTAGTGTCGAAACTCGCCAGAAAATGAGAGCGGCGCAGATAGGTAGACATTTTAGCGATGAGACTCGTGCAAAGATGACCATAGCTCAAAGAGCACGTAGGTGTAAGGAACGTCTCGCTATGAAGCAGGAGAATTGTGCCTAATCTAGAGCTGTGCTTACCTCGACCCCACTCAAAGCAGTGGGCTATAAAGCATTCCACTGCCAAGCGCCAAGTTATCTGTGCGGGGCGTAGGGCAGGCAAGACGACACTCGCGGCAATGGTGTCATGTGAGAAGGCTCTTGAGGGCAGGCGGGTACTGCTAGCGGCTCCCACGCAAGAACAGACCGATGCGTTCTGGGAGAAGTGCAAGGAGTGGTTGGTCCCATTGACGCAGAGCGGTTACGTCTATAAGAATGAGCAGAGGCGGGTGCTGGATTTCCCTGGCGGTGGGCGCATACGAGCCAAGACTGCATGGGACGCCGATACACTCAGGGGTGATTATGCCGACTTTCTGGTGCTAGATGAATATGCCTTGATGGACTCTAGCACATGGACGCAGGTGGGCGCGCCGATGCTTCTCGATAACGACGGGGATGCTTGGTTCATCTCGACGCCGAGGCGCAAGAACCACTTCTTTCAGCTCCATGCTAGGGCGGTACAGGATGGTGGACGTTGGAAACAATGGCACTTTACTAGCTTGGACAATCCACATTTGAGCAAGGTGGCTTTGGCCGAAATCACCCAGGACATGTCGGAGGCAGACTACAAGCAGGAGATACTCGCCGAGTTCCTTGAGGCCGAGGGCGCCGTCTTCCGCAACATCGCGGCCTGCATGAATGCGCCGCTTGCATTTGATGGACATGATAGGCATAATATCGTCATGGGAGTAGATTGGGCTCAAAAAGTAGACCATACTGCAATCTCTGTCATATGTGCGGATTGCTATCAAGAGGTAGCTCGTGACCGCTTCAATCAAATCGTGTATAGTGTCCAGAGGGATCGACTCAAGGCATTGTATGAGCGGTGGAAGCCGAGCATGATCCTGGCCGAGGACAACAGCATAGGCGCCCCCAACGTCCAGGCCCTACAGGAGGAGGGTTTGCCAGTCGTGGCATTCACCACCACGAGCAAGACGAAGGGGCAGATCATTCGGTCGTTGCAGTTAGCCTTTGAGCGGGCCGAGATTCAGTGGCAGGCTGACCCGGTGTGGACGGCGGAGCTTGAAGCCTATGAACAGAAGATCAGCCCAGCGACGGGCAGGGCGACGTTCAGTGCACCGGAAGGTTGTCATGATGACACCGTGGTGGCCCGCGCGCTAGCAGCCCATGCAATTGGACGCCGCGTAAGCATCGCAGATTTTGGCGTGTGGTGAGACGGAGGAAGCATGGCGAGAAACCTATGTTGTGGTGAGTGGATAGGCGAAGATGGTCGGCTTCATTATATGGGGGAACCCCTGCAGGGTTTCTATGAGTACGAGGTATATCGGCTTGGGAAACCAGGCCAACCTTCGCGGGGCGGCAAGCCTCCGAGCGGAGGATCGGTGTTGCCAGCCGCGTCGCGAAGGTGTCGCTTCTATGTGGAGAAGTCATAAGTGTCATTAGTTGATTGGCTCAGAGCACGAAGGACGCGGGCACAACCACAAATGACTTATCCTGACTGGCTTCTTGCCACGGCAGGGGCGCAGAAATGGGCGATGCCAGACTATACCTTGGCCA